TTTGAACTTGATAAATCAACATATTGTGCTCAGACAACGCCACTTTGTTTCGTTCATGTTCATCTAAGCACGCGTATTTCGCATTCAAATGACATGAATAGTTTTCGTTAAAGTTCTCCGCCCATTTAATTTTAATCTCAACATCGTGATATTGCAAAGCCACCATTGGGAGACTGGATTGCCACGATTCACAGAAAAAGAACCGTAATGGATAAAAGAAAGAACTTGAACCGAGACCCCCGTGAAGACTCGCGGAAAAGCTCTTTGAGTATGTAGACGCTAAAAGATCTATAGCGATATCATCTGAAAATTCGGAATCTTGACGATCCACTAACTGACCCCCGATGTAAAAAGAGACTTCTTCTATGATGTCACGCCAATCATCTATGAGTTGCGCTTGACCATTAAGTTTTACATCAAGATACACGGGTCCGAGTAAATCACCTGAACGTTTTAACACGACGGTCGATACACTTCCAGGTTTTCTAACACCTTCGATGGTTTGCTCCTGTGTAAATACCGAAAAATTACTATGCCTTTTGAAAGACGAATTGAAGAATGTTATCTGGGGGTTCCCTGTGATGTGTTCGTCCTGTTTGCCTCTCGCGACCAATTGAGCGACGGCACCGTTAGACATATCTAATAGTAGCTACTATTTTATTGCTAACGATACTACTACAAGATTTTTCAGCATCTCGACAATTTTTACGTGACACTCACTCAACATGTGTATGGGGTTAGCCGCGAGTTCTAGAATGCGTTCATTGTCATCTGGTTCACTCGGTTGTTCAAACTTTCGTATGTAATCGGCGACTGTGTACACGATGGCATCTAGGTATTCTTCTATGGCCATCTCAATCCATGAATCCTTTGGTGTTCCCCATGTAGTGGTATCCATATGTGTTCTAACACCGTGTCCATACTTGCTCTTACCGAGACTAAGCCTGGACGAAACCAATTCGATCATCTTATAATATTACATGTGGTGTAGTTTTTAAATTCTTTCGAAAAAGGAATTATTTTTTTCCGAAAGAAAGTTATTTTCAAAATTTTAAAAATCTCAAAGCACTGTCTACTAAACACAAACCGTTACCAAAAATAGCCACATTACGTATGACATCTTCGAGTTTCACCATATCATCTACTTAGATTTCTTCCTTGGTGGTGAGAACCTGTTCATGTTATTTTCATTTGAAGTGGGTGAACTGGAACGATTACGAACCGTAGACACTGGCGTGATACTTCGAGCTCGCCTGTTCCTGGGGCTACCCAATCTACTGTATGCACTCGAACTCGAACTCGACGTAGATGGACTCCCGGAATTACTACCTGAGTATGTTCCCTCCAAATTAAACTCCACTTGAATGATCTGATTCATAGCAGCATTTTCAAACCGTTCACGAACCGCTCTATTACCGGGTGCATTTATCAAATTCCTCACAGTTTGACGCATTCTATTACTGATAGGAATGGGTGTGCGTGGATATTCAATTAATTGATTTAATCGTCTGGTTATATTTGAAGTAGAATTATGACTAATAGCCGTGATGAGTCTCATGAGTTTACGATGAGTTATAGTATTTTGATTTAATATATCATTCAATTTACGGCAATACACACAATCCATTCTTGGTATTCCGTGTACACAAAGACGGGTCATACTACTTTTTATTGGTATTTTTATTTTGAGCTGACTTTGCATTCGCTTTTGCCTTATTTATAATATTTTTTATGTCGTTCCATATCTTACGTGTTTGTGCGGTCATCATCGCATTTTTAGCCGCACGTGCACTCTGTGCGATTGATTTTTGGGGTGAAAATAAACTTCGTCTCACTTCTTTTTTGAGTCTTTCAGGTGATCTGATGGATGTTGACATCCTAGACAAGGCATTCGTCACAGCTTTTGTTTTGGGTGTCATGGGCGTTTTGACCTTTTTTGGTGTAGACGGAGGAGAAGGTGTTCTTTTTCTCTTGGGTGTAGATGGAGGTGTGTTCGCCATTTATTATATGTATGGATTTTAGTTTGTTGAAAGCATGTCATGGAAACGTTCACAAAAGTTTTGAAGTGATGGAAGAATCTGGTCATTCCACATAGTCCGGTCACGTTTAATATCATGAGACAAACGCTTCGAGTCATACTGTTCTATGAGAACGCATTCATCTATCCCAAGCATTTCCATATAGGTTTGACACTGAATTTCCTCATAATCACGAACCGCCCTGAAGAGACCCCTCGCTCTATTTTTGATTTCGACGAGCGTTTTCGTGCCATCGTCGTTATCACGAATACGGTCAATGCGTCCCACAATTTGATATGTAGTTCCTGCGAGATTACACACATCATACGTATAGAACGCTGGATCTTCACGCATGTTTTCGTAATTATCCGCAGTGGTCTTTTCGTGTCGAGTACCATGATTCGTGTACAACATTTTACGAATATGGTCTCTCGCTGCGTCGAGCTCAACCTTTTGAAGTCCCGAGTTCTTATCGAGTTGGTTAGAAACCGCCCTAAATTTCTGTTCTACACTTGAACTACTCGTCGACTTGAATTGCTCAACATCCTTGAGAAGTTCTTTTGCCACACTAGATGTCTCTATCGCCTTGACAGCGATTTGTTCCTTGGTTTGACCCGCGAATGTACTCGGCATATATTTGTTCCATAACTCATCCACTATTTCTAGTGGCGGGCGATACTGACTTCTCCCGATGATACCAGCCACATCGGACGCCTTGAGAACAATCTTGGGCACACCAATCTCCTTGATGTTTGGTTTTTTGTCCCGTAGATATGGATACACACGCCCACACCCACGAGAATCATTGAGTGCATCGTGCGCCCCCTCGAGTTCCTCACCAAAGAGTTTTTCATATAACACACCCAATTTCATGTTTCGCAAAAACACACGTTTGGTCATGTCTAGGGTACACACGAAACGCAAACGTTTGAACGGTTCAACACTCAAACCATGCCTGTAACACTCGGAGAATAACACGTCTTCGTCAAAGCGTGAATTGTGTGCAACGAGAATATCCACACCGCGTGTTAACTCGAGGAATGTGTCATATATTTGTTTGAATGGTTTACCCACCGCCTTCGCATGCTCGGGTGTAATTCCGTGAATCTCCGTCGCCTTGACTTCAAAATCAGCTGGATACACGATACCGTGATATGAAGATACCTCCCGTCCGCTAGAGGTATACTTCACGAGTGCCAACGACAACATACGACAGTGTTTAAAATTATCTATGTTATCCGGGGTTGCCCGGGACCGGGCCATGGGAAGACCAGTAGTCTCAGTGTCCCATGCTATATAGCTCATTACTTATGAAATGAAGTGTATTCTTTATCTCTTTTTCTTAAGATATTCGACTTGTTTCTTGAGTGTCTTCTTCACGAATTCGGGTGAACGCCCGCCGAATAAACTCTTAATTTGCTTCTCACTTAGGCTCTCGTACACCTTAATAAGTTTATTTTCGACGTCTTTAGGGGCTTTCATTTTACGAAGCACGCGATCGATGAGTTGAATCACGTGAGTTTTTCTTTGACCTTTTGTTGGCGTTCGCATGGAAGAAACGAGTTGCTTACGTATGGCGATGCTACGCGCCTTTTCCTTTTCACGACGAATTGTTGCCGGTGATTTCAAGTACTGTGGTTTGGGTGGTGTTTTCTTTTTCTTTTGTGGGAGATTCGATTTAAGCATTACAATACCTTGTTTTGCTGATCCACCCGTCGCTTGTACCGACCCACCTTTTACGGAAATGGTCGGTGCAACGGTCACGGTCACGGGTTGTTTGAATGGTTGGAAAAGACGTTCGAGATTTGTCTTTGTGATTCCGGGTGGTGTGTTTTTTTGCTTGGCTATTTGATTGAATATTGGTTCGAGTGATCTCCGTGCTCTGGGTGGTCCTTCACGTTCCCATTCTTCGCGTCTTTCATTTGAAGCTCGTTTAGCACCCGCACGTTTAGCCTCCTCATGTTGTTTTTTTATTGGTGGTGGATTTGTGGCTGTTGGTATAGTTTGATTTGTGGGTGTTGTAGTTTTTGGTTTAATATTGGAACCTTCGGAAATAGTGGGTGGTTCATTGTTAGGAAACAATGATCGTGCCGGTCCCATCTTAATATTACTGAGAGAATTTGTTTTTGTTCTTGCTACCGGCTTTTTAATATTTTTCGATGGTTTACTCGTAAACTTATGTGGTGCCTGTGTTTCGATTACATTCTCTTTACCACCCACACCTTTAGTTTTAAACGCCCGTTGCAGTGCACCCACTAAATTCAGTGAAGCTACTTGTGTACTCTTATCTCTTTTATTGCCAGTACGCGTCCTCTTTTTATCAGTTCGTGTAACTTTGTTTATAGCGGTTTTTACTTTTTCATACATCGATTTGGATTTTTTCACTCTATTTTTTTGTTTATTTATGTCGATAATAGGAGTCTTGCCTTGTCTTTCCATATTTTCCAACTTTCTCGTTTCTTTATTAAGTTCAAGTTTTGCTTCGTTTTCTAACTGTTCGAGTTCAGATTGCGTATTTCCTATAACGAGACCCCTCCTACCAAACGGTGTTTGTGCGATATCACGGTCAAATTCACCCATGATACGATTTACACTTCTTACACCCGTTATTGGTGAATCTCTACCGCCACCACTAATTCTACTGGACGTACCAGTAAATGACTGTCTACGACCAATATCAGATGTGGGAGAAACTGCCCGGCGTGTGACTATTGCAGTTATAGAACCTTTGCGTCCAGATGGTGGGAGAAAGGCACTCATATCTAATATTCCTCTACATTTTTTATCATATCGTACACGACCTTTCCATCAATAATCTCCTGTTCAACAAGAATATCTGTGAGATGTGTGAGGTCGGCTCTATGTATAGACAATAGTTCAATGACATCTGCATAACATTCATCAGTGATCCGATGCACCTCGAGATCGACGAGATATGATGTCTGCTGGGATAGTGTATCCATTTGTACATTTATTTTACCAATGGCGTCAGACATGCCATAATTTAAAACCATTTCGCGTGCAATCATGTACACGTGTGCAAAATCGCTACTCGCACCAGTGGTGACAGATTCTCTACCATAGACAATCTCTTCTGCTGCATGTCCACCTAACGCGACTTTGATCTGCGACAAAAGATATTCCTTAGTGTACATACCTCTGTCATCTGTCGCGGGCTGAAAGAATGTAACCCCACCTGCATCACCTCGTGGAATGATACTTACTTTACGAACTTCATCATACGTTGGCATCAATACACCTATGATAGCGTGACCAGCTTCATGATAAGCCACACGTCTTTTACGTTCATCAGACATTGGATGTCCACCCTTTGCACCCACGACCACACGTTGATACATGTCTTCAATAATAGATGGTGTGATGACATTCGTACCTTCCTTGACTGAACGAATGGCACACTCATTCATGAGGTTTTCGAGATCCGCACCGGAAAAACCAGTCGTTTGACGCGCAGTGTCCATGAGATTGACTTCGGGAGCAAGATTCTTATTCTTTGAATGGACTTGAAGGATCTTCTCTCGACCGTATACATCCGGGAGACTCACCTGAATCTTACGATCGAAACGACCTGGGCGAAGCAATGCGTCATCGAGAATATCAAGACGGTTTGTTGCGGCGATGACGACTATTTGTGTATCGTTATCGAATCCATCCATTTCAGTTAAGAGTTGGTTAATGGTTTGTTCACGTTCATCATTCGCAGAAAAACCATTCATAGAGCGTTTCTTGCCAATGGCGTCTATTTCATCGATGAATATAATGCATGGTTGTACTTTACGTGCCATTTCAAACACGTCACGTACGCGCTTCGCGCCAACACCGACGAACATCTCGACAAAAG